TGTAAGGGTCTATATAGTCTTACATCAGACTCTGGATATGGGTTACGATGATGTACATTCATTAAAGGAATAATAGGATAATCTTCAGTAGGTAGTAAACGTTCATATAATTTTTTATCTCCAACGCTTACAACCATTTTTACTCTACATTCTTCTATTGCATTAGAAACAATTTCTTTTGTTCCAATTAGTTCTTCTACTGTCATAGGAACTAATAACGTAGTACTACCAGGAATAGAATTTTCATCTTCTTCTCCAGGAACTCTTATTGGATTTTGAGGTATAGGATTTCCTTGGTTATCCATTTCTAAGTCTGGAAGCTTGTAATGAAACATAGGTCCTATAGTTTCTATAATATTAAACATATCTTCTACAGATTCATCTTCAAATAAAATAATTTCTTCACCTTTAATAGTTTTAACTTTTACATAATATGTAGATAAATACTCTTGGTATTCTTCTTCGTTAAGTAAATGTTCTTGTTGAGAAAAAGGTTCGTAACAATTATAATAAGAATGCATTTCTTTTGAGTATCTTTCTATAAACTGTCTTCTATTATGTACTGTTTCTGTTCCGTCTGTAGTAAATAACTGTCCTTCAGTAGCTGCTAAGTTTGTAACGGGATAATCATCTGATTCGTCAGGATGCATTGCAGATTGTTCAATAATATCATAAAACTCTGGATATGTTTGCATTGCTTGTTCATCTGTCATATAAGTAGTTACTAAAATATTAGCAGCATCCCTAGCGTAAGTATCTTTAGAGTTAGGGTCAATATACACATCTAAAGGATTTATAGATTTAATATATACTTCTCCTTTACCCATATCAGCATCAGGGTCTTGATATACTTGAAGAACCCCCATGCCGCCAACGTAGTAATCGTCAATAGCTCTTTTAAGCTCTTCGTCTCCAGCAGATACTTGCCATATATACTGAAATAAGTCTGAAAAAACTTTTGCTGTATCTCTATCAGAGTCTTCACGACCAGTAGAACGAAACTGAGGTGAGTTATATGTTAGTAGGGATTTAGCAGTTTCTACAATAGGGTGTATTCTATTTACTACGATTGGTGCTTGGCCACGTGCTTCTAGTACATCACGTTCTTCATTGGTCCATTGTGCACCTGCTCTAAACTCTACAGATTCTTGAAATTTTTGTGCCCATAGCTCTCTAGCACTTTTATAATCATGAAATAGTTCTCTAGTTAGTTGTACTTCCTCATCTATTTCTACCTGGTTAACATCACCAGTTTCATAGTCAAACACAAATTTTAAATCATCTTTGCTTTGTGTCCTTGTGCTTTGTACTCTTTTTTGTATTTTTCTTGGCATTTATTGCTACATATCCCTTTGGTATCTCTACCTTGTCTACACTATCTAGTTTTGAAATAAATGTGTCAAAGTCTAAATAATACTTGCTTTTTTCCATAAATGTACTATAGCGAAATTACGGGAAAAATGTTGTTCTTGTCAAGAACTATTTACAATAACTTCCATGATTTCTTATTTTTGCGGCTATACCAAGGGGTATTTTCCTGTTTTTCCACAGAATCATGCAAAGGTTTGTAGCAATTTTTGTTTGCATAAAAGAATCCATCCAGTAAATCGTCGTGCTTTCCACGTGGATATAGGGTTAATTCGTCTATAAATGCCTGCATATTAGGTTGTATATGTACTTTTTTATTAGCAAATAAGGGTTGTAAGCTCTCTAATCTGTAGGATTTACTAGTTCTAGGATTCTCTTTTATCTCTAATCCTGGTATGAACATACCTAATTCTTCTGCTTTTTCTTTGATATATTGTCGTAACATCTCTTGATATCCTACAGACTCAATCCTTGTTTTGGTACTTCTATAGTTTTTAAAGTTGTTAATGATAGAATCTGCTAAATCTAAGGGAGTAGCTCTCTTTCTGTAATACGGGAGTACCCAACGATTATTATCACTATCAACAGCAATATTGAATATAACACTAAAATCTGCTCCTTTCTTCGTACTAGATGCGGGGTCGATACCAGTAAACACGTTTACAGGTCTCCTCTCGTTTACTTCCTCACCATTAAGGTTCGTCAGAACGAGGGTCGACAACCCCTGCTCATCTCTTTCAATGAAACCGTCGTAGTATTGTAAATCATCTTTTCTAAATAGATTATCTTCATCTCCAACGATTTGACATAAATATTCTCTATAAAATACAGAAAGTCTGTTAATACTTTCTAATTCTTCTTTCTTTTCCTTTAGTTTCTCTATAGGCCATACTTCAGGCCATAAACTATAATCTTCTTCTAGGCTAGGTCTATACTCTTTGGTATTCCACCCTTTCATTTCTTTTAAGGTTTCCACCAAGCATCGTTCATGCTGGGGAGTACCAATAACAACTATCCTACCCGTTAATGGGTCAACAGATGGAACACCAGACTGTAATAGCCAACGAAGATTATACTCCATTGCTTCAGACGTCTTCGTATTGTTTTCATCTTCAGGGTCATCTAAGATTAAAAGAGTAGGTCGTTGGTTTCCGTGCTTGATACCACGTATCTGTTGTCCTGTCCCTTTACAAATTATTAAACTACCATCTTTTAACTCTACCTCAGTATTGGTCCACTTCCTAGCAGATTGCATTCCCCAATACCCAAAGAAGTATCTAAACTCTTTAGAATAGTCTAATACGTCTTTAATGGTACCTAAGAGTTTAGTAGCATGGGATTGAGTACGGGATACAAGTACAATTACTTTTACCCCTGGAGTGAACATCATATGAAACAAAGGAAATATCCCTGCTGCTACCGAACTCTTAGCATGACCACGAGGAGCAATGATATTAATTTGCTTCTCATCTGTGTTTAGTAGTTCTTTTGTTAAGTCATAGTGAAATGGAGGGGATTCACTACTAAACATATTTGGCATCACCATACGACCAAATAACAACATATCCTGTTGCATCTTTAGTAAAATATCTTTTTTATCCATCCTGTATAACTATTTCTACTTTAAAATCTTCAGCTACTGCTTCTAGTACTGCTAGCAATTCATTCAGATTCGTCTTGTTGCCCGATATTATAACTATCTTTTTCATCTATCTGTCTCGTTTGGGTTGCTTTTAATTTCTTTGTTTGCGTTTCAAAGTTAGCTTCTATCTGATGTGACATATCCATTTCCAATGATTCGGTAACCTGTTTTGTTTTAGGTTTCATATCTAAAAACTCCGACAGCTCTTTAGCTGCACGTATCATATTACCAGAGTCTTCCTTTACTTTAGCTACTTCAATAGCATCTTTTATCACATCTAATACAAAGCCTTCGTCAATATTCTTGTCTACTAAGACTTCTTTCAACTTATCTTGTATCATCTTCTTTACCTGTTTCGTTTTAAATAATCTTTTTGCAGCAATAGCGGGGTTTTCTTGGTCAGGCCTATATAACTTGCCTATTGTGTCCCAATTCGGCAGTTTACCCGCCATTTTAAACGCTATATACGCATCCATAGCTAAATCTGCACCACGTTTTTGTACTTCTAGGTCATTATAGCTCTTAGTAGACACCGTACTAAAGTTATTAGACTTCCAATGCGGTTCAAACTCTAGTTTACCCCACGCTGTTAGCCATTGTCTACCATATGGATAGGTATATTCTACCTTATCCTTGTATTTTTTACGATAAATACACTCTGCTATGTACCCATCGTCAGAAATACCAAACTCTCCTTCTTTAGCTTCTCCCCAATGTTTCCATGTTAGGCCGTTTTCTTTAGCTTCTGCTTTAGTATACACCCTAAACGTCTGGGGTTGGAAGTTATTCCTCTTCAGTTTCTTTTTTATTGTTATCATTTGTCTTGTATTTTTTTTCTAAAAATTTTTTAAAGGGTTCTGTTTCTTCTTTAAAGTCAATATACTCTTGTAATAGCTTATCTATGTTGAATACTAGCATTTGTTGGTCTTGTATTTGTTTATCCATTCCCGTTAAAATGCTTAGCATTTGCTTATATGTTAACTTATTCTTTGCTTTTTTCATGTTTCTCCTAATGTAGGGTATAAATAAGATATAACTTATCGATATAACTTAATCGTAGTTTCTACAGAAACGTAATAAATAAGCTTATCTATTACGCTTATAGGCTAGCTCTTATTTTTTATTGAGTACAACCCCAGTTTCATTGCTTCTATTTTAGCTGCTATTTCTAATTCAGCTTCCATAATGTCGTAAATACGTAACGCTTCTTCATTTGCTTCAGATAACGGTACTCTTACCCATTTACCTGTTTCTTTATCAAGTTTTTCTAGATATTTTTTTTTACGTTTCATTATGATATAACTTACACAACAAATGGTATTAAAGTCCAGATAAAAAATTTCCAAAAAAAAATTGGGTTAGAATGCGTGTGCGTGATATATATTGAATATACCCACCCTTGAAATTGGTTTAAACTTATTATTTTCGTTGAAATTCAGGATTTAGTTGACTTATACCCCTCCTCCAATTTCAAGGCGGTGGGTTTATTCTTACACCCTTGATATAGAGGGAAGAAGATTTCTTTCCTAAATTTAATGTAATTAAAGGAGTTCGTAATGGAAAAAATGATTAATATTGTATTTAAAGCATTCTGGGGTAAAGGAAAGAAACCTTCCTTATTCTCAATCGAGAGTGCTGGTGTTGGTAATCAAGTTAGTATTAGAGGAGCATCTCTTGCTGATAAAGCAGATGTTATTAAAGCTCTCGATGCTGAGTTTGAGAAACGACCTACATTGAAGTATGGTGATTTGCAGTTTGATAGCGAGTATTCTTCGTTCACTGCACCTGTATTGCAAGCAGGTCGTTCTGGAACTCAGGTAACTATTGGTTCCAAGGAGTAGTTCATAGTGGATAGGGTCATTCGTGGCCCTATTCACTTAAATACCCTACAACAAAAAAAATG